AACTTGTTAGGTTGACCAGCACAAGTATTTTATTAGAAGAGCTAGTTGGTGTAATAGAAGCTGTTAAGCCAGTGTCGGCATAACTTCCTGAAGAATTACTGACACCTCCGGTTAGCAGTGAATTTACTACCTGAACCACATGACCCGGAATATTTACATTACCGTTTGCATCAATCGTCAGCGCGGTGTTGCTGTTGGTCGGGTCTTGGATTTCGGAGACTTTCAATATCGAGGTCATTGTGCAATCTCCATTAAAGTCAATGTGCCACCTCTAGCGTAACCGGGGTCGTTGAAGAAAATTGCATTGTCTGAGATTTTAGCTGCCCCTTGTAGCTTGTATGTAATTGATGAAGTGGTCGCTGGACTGTCGTAGTAAACGATTGTTTGGTAATCCATAAACCTGTCGTTAGAGCTATCACTGTTGTGGCCTGTGTAGTAACCACTTGTGCCTTCTTCCCTAATTAATGTGCTGTCTCTCAGAAGGTTTGTACAAGCTGCTTGCCACGTTGTAGTGGGTATTTGTGAAACGTAAAGGTGATTAACATAGGTAATTAAGATTTTAGATGATGCGGATGTTGGGGTTATTGAAGCAGTCATTCCCGGCAAATCTGCGAATGACTGACTGGTTGTCTGAAGAAGCCCTGTGCTAGAAGCACTAACAACCTGAACCACATGACCCGGAATCTGCACACCGTTGCCGCTGGTCTTTTCGTTAATGGTATCGACATAGAGAGTACTCATTGTGCAATCTCCATAGCCGTCATGTAGACGGTGTTTTTGTCGTAATCAAAGTAGATTGTTCCAGAGCCATTCTTAGCAATATACAACTTATATATGTGTGGGGTTGTATTGTTCACTAATGATGAATCAACTGCGCCGCACACTACTGATGACATATGGTTGCTACTACCCATATAGCTATTGACTAAACCCGTCTGCGCTCCATTTGACATTTCTAAATCAGACTGTCCACTAACTGACCTATATATTGTGGCAAACCCTCGTATGTCAGATGCATTACAAAATAAGTTGCCACCGTGTACTTGGACTATGATTTTGCTGTTAGCAAACAATGGTGTAATTGAAACGCTGTTGTTTGTGTATAGGTAGCTGTAGTTTGAAGATATGGAAATACTTGAAGTGCCAAGTCTGGATGCTGTTTGCACTTGAACCACACTACCCGCTGGCAAGTTCGCACCATTCGGAAACGATGGCTTGCCTGTGCTTGGGTCAATCGTAACAGCAGATGTCCCTGCCGCGTTATTGATTTGGTCTACATTTAATATCGAAGCCATCTATGCCACCGTCAGATTTCCGTTGACGGTCAGCGTAGTGCTACTGTCAATCGTTAAAGGGCCAACAGCCAAAGCGTTGTCTGTCGAGCCTATGGTTACGTTCTGAGTGAGTGTCTGCGAGTGAACACGGAAGATGTCACCCTTGCCATTTGTGGTATCACCAGTCGCACCGTTGTTCCCTGAGAAGTACCCTGCCCCAGCTTGAATACCAGTGAGACTAGAGCCATCCCCAGCAAAGCTAGTGGCACTCACTGCGCCGCCAGCAGTCACGGTCACTTGGTCGTGGTTGTCTATGCCCAAGCTGGTTAGCGTTGGGGTGGAGACAGGAAGGTTCGTCAGGTTTGCACCGGATACCGCTGGTAGAACTGCTGGAAACCGTCCGTCTGGAAGAGTGCCTGTGGACAGTGCAGACGCATCGTTGGATGGCGGTACGTTGTCCAATGCGCTAGACACAACGTCCCCATTCGCGTCCAGTAAGGAGGCGAGGTCATTCGCTTTTGTCATGTGGGGTTACTCCGCTGCTGGGAGGGCTTGTGCTTCAGCCTCTGCGTTGCGAACTGCTGCGGTCTTCACGATGTCGTTATCAAATGCGTAGGCAACGATTAACTCACGTGTCGCTGGTACTTGGATGCCGTTGTCTAGGCAATGCTGGACTGTTAGCTGCACGATTTCATCGTTAGCAATCCTTGCACGTTCAGTCACTGCGTTCTCAGCCCACTCTTGCGGAGACAATGCAGCGTATTCTAGTCCTTTGAACTGAGTGTCTGTCAGTTCGATTTGTATTGTTTGTGTCATTGTTTTTACTCCGTTGAATTAGCCGATGAGGTAGCCGCTAAATTGAATGTATCCGCCGCCGGGAATATATGTAGCGTAAGAACCGCTGCTTGCGTAGAAACCCGGCTGAATATAATCACCAGCGGCCAGTGTCATCACGCGGTTCATTGTCATGTTCTGATACGCGCCTAAATCGGCGTTATACACGAGTTGGTACGGTGAATTGTACTGGCCGTTCTTGAAAATTGTTAGGTAACTCGTGTTACCAACCCACATAGCAACGTTTATAGATATTCGATATTGGCCTGCGACAGGCGCGGTAAAGCGGCCATTGCTGGTTGAAAAATGTGACCCGACATTAACCTCTGCGGCGTATCGAGGACTGTCGAAATTAGTCAGGTTACTGTCAAAGGTCGCCCAGCTGTTGTAGGTACTTGGATACTGAGAACCAGTGGCTAGGTTGAAAGCACTGAACGCTGGCTGATACGGCATCGTGACACGGCCTTGAAGGGCTATATCCGTATAACCTTCTCCAACTTGCAGAGATGTTCCTGCTGTGTTGCCTTCAAGCGCACGATTACCCGCAAATGTAATTCGGCTATTTGAGTCATTAAAGTTTAATTGTGACCCGCTTCCGATAATGTCTAGTTTATGCGCTGGAATACCACCAATGCCCACGTTTCCCGAAGAGGTAATAGAAACATTCTCAACGCCGTTAGCATAAATCTTTGTTCTAAACGGGTCACCGCCTGAACCATCTCCACTCATGCCTATGCCATACTTGTTAGCACCACCAGCACCTTCAAACACAGCAAAATCACGACCAATATTTGCACCAAAAGATAATTGGCTTGTTGGCGAAGTCGTCCCCAGCCCAAGCCGCTGCGTTGAGGCATCCCAGAAGAAACCTTGCGTCACGCCTGTGCTGTCGTAGAAGGAGATGTCGCCGCCAGATACAACATTGACAAATCTTGTGCCACCAACCTGCAAACCAACACTAACATTTCCATTGACATCAATAATGCCGCCAGACTTTACGCCCAAACCACCCTGAACATTTGTAGTTGTTGATGGTGCAAGTTGTATTGTGTTGACAGTAGAATCGTTGCTGGTTGATTGGATATATAATTCATCAGCCGTCACAGTGCCAGTGACATCCACGTTACCAGAGCCATCCACAGTTAATTGGTCGTGATTGGCAATTCCAAGACTACTCAAGGTTGGGATGGTGATACCAGTCAGAGCAGAACCATCACCTGAGAAGGCAGTCGCAGTCATTGTGCCATTCACAGTTACATTAGACTGGAAAGTGCCACCGTTGGTAGCAGATACCATATCGGCAGTCGTGAATGACTTGAACGCTACGACATTGATTTCGTCACCGGCAGCGGCTGCTACTGCAAGAACAACGCTTGTTCCGTTAGTTGCTGTGTAATCTGTGCCTGTCTCAAGCACGATACCGTTCTTTGTGACAATCAGATTATCTACGGTATAGCTGAGTGTATTACTGTTGTCGTCAGAGCCACTGAATGTGGTCTGGGCAGCGGTAGCTGTGTAGTGGTAATTGATTAAGCTAGATGACCCAGCTGAAGATGCTGCAATCCACCCTGCTCCATCGTACACACGCATTTCGTTTGCATCGGCTGAGAAAAAGAGCGTTCCAGCGACAAGAGCATTTCCGTCATTGTCCAGCGCAGGGCCAGTCTGAGCCGTTGCATAACCTGTCTTTGAGCCAAGATAACGGTCATCGAAGAGGTCGTAGCTGTTTGCTGCTGACGCTGCCGAAGCTGCGGCTGCTGTAGCGTCTGAGGCTGCTGCTGATGCGCTTGTCGCTGCGTTGCTTGCGCTAGTTCCCGCTGCTGTAACATCAAGTCCTGTTTGCACCCTATCGGCTGCTGTAGCAATGGCATCGGCGGCTGTAGAAGCGGCATCAAGGCCGGTTTGCACACGGTCACTTGCAGTAGCCGTGGCATCGGCAGATGACGATGCGGCTGAAGCGGCTGCGTTGGTCTCAGAAGTCGCCGCTGCGTTCCGGCTAGATAAAGCTGCCGCTGCTGAGTTGCTCGATGACGTTACGTCCAATCCGGTCTGAACACGATCTGCTGCTGTCTGGACTGCATCGGCACTGGTGGCTATCCGGTCGAGGCCGGTTTGGATACGATCGGCAGCGGTCTGTGTGGCATCGGCAGATGTCAAAGCGGCATTTGCAGAAGATGATGTCGCTGCTGTTTGCGAGGCTGTAGCAGAAATCGAGGCTGCTGATGCGTCTGAGTTAGCTGAAGCTGCGCTTGATGCGGCTGCGTTCTTGCTGGCAAGGGCGGCTGCGGCACTTGCGGCAGCATTGGTTTCTGAGGTTGCCGAAGCATTTTCGCTGGCTAAAGCAGCTTGTTCTGAAGCTAGAGCCGCTGCGGCTGATGCACTTGCGGAGCCTTGAAGCTGGGTGCTTGTGCCTGTGTTCTTGAAGAAACTGGAGTTTGCCATGAAGCGACTACCTCTTTAATAAGCAATGTAAGTGGATTGGTAATCATCGTAGCGTGACATTGGTTGGATACTTTGCACCCCACCGTTTAGCTCCTGGTCGTCTGACTGTGCTTGTAGTTCACTAAGAAATAACCGGAACTTATCCTCAAACAACGGTCCACGCTCATCTAAATAATAGTCTGCGGCGTAGGTTAGAGCCGCATACGTTATAAGGTCGGGAGCTACCGCAGCCAGTGTGTTCTCATCAGTGTTTAGTACCATCGGTGCAAATTCACCATAATAGTAAAGAACCACGTTACCGGTGGTAGGCTGAGGATGCATCTGAATGTCTTGCTGTTGACGTACAAACACCTCAGGACGACCTGCCATTGGGTTTTGCGCTAAGGGACGGAATGTCTCCATAGGAACACGTTTTAACTCAATGGACTCATGATAGATCGAGATAATCTCTAAGAAGTCTGTAGGTAGGGTCAACGATGGTGTCTGACCGCTTATAACATATGTACTAACATTCTCGTTCAAAGGGGTGCGTAGTTGTCTCTGGATCCGGGAAATACCCTGGTCAACAAACTGTGTGGTAAGTGTCGGGGTGATGTCACTTCGGTTAAGCAACTCATTAAAATGAGATTTGATATCGCCATAATTCATTTCTTACGTCCACCTTTGTTCTTGTACATTAGATGCTCTTTTCTGTTGCCATGAAGCCTTCGAGGTTTTCGGACTTTAGTTTGGCTACTATCTGTTTAAGAGTGATGCTTTTGTCGGTCATGATATCGAAACCTTCGCGCTGCCACTTTTCGACAAAGATTACCGGGATCGAGGCCACATGTTGGTAGTCACCTTCTAAGTGGTTTCTACTCGCGTTCCTCTTGTCTTTAAGGTCGTCCAGGAAACCCTGACTAATGATCTGGCTATCCCGGCGAACCAGGTTCCCGGTTTCTTCTTTAAAGTCGTTGTTGATACCAGTTAGGTTGATCTTGTCTGCCATTCGTATTCTCCTTTTAGGCATAGAAAAACCCCCAGGGGCCGGAGCCTCTGAGGGTTGGGTATTAGTGTAGGTGTGAAGGGGTAGTGGTAAGGAGAGCGAAATCCACTAGGGATCCCCTCCACTCCTATTAGTTACACTTAGGTAAGGGCGTCAATTTGTCCTGAGCCAAGTGGATTCTTGTGCATAAGGCCAAGTTCCCCAACAACCATATGGGTGTCTGAGTCGCCTGTCTTAGCCAACAATGTCCGGGTGAACGGACGTAGTGTCGCTGTACGCCACATTGATGGATCCAAGAGGAATGCATTTGTGGTCATCTGGTGGCGGTTGAGAACCACTTTTAGTTCGCCGAAGGGGCTTACCAGCAGATTCACGACACTAGTTAGTGTTGTGTTTCCATCGTTGAATTCCCGACTGCGACCGGCGGCCCCGGTAAATCCAGCGATAATCAAACTGTCTGCGGGTTTCACCATCAAAACGGATGGATCTCCACCCGCGTTGTAAAGGGCCTGGTGACATGCAGTGATCATGGCTTCTGTCAGCGCAGCTGTACCGCCAGCAGTTGTGACTGATGCATCGATCAGCTGGTCTGCTGAATCCATCTCACGTGCTGTTGTGGCGTTACCGGCTGTACCGGCATTTGAGGCACCAACAAAGGCGAACTCTACGTCTTTCTTGATTTCTTTTAGTGCTTTTGAAAGCTGGTCATTTGTGTTCATTAGGGGTCGTTATGCCCTAACCGCCCTAAGGGCCGCTCATGGTTATCCCATGAGA